ATGAGGTTGACGGTGCCGTGGCGTCGGCAGTCGAGATACTGAACGCCGCCCTTGATGTAGACGCGCTCGGGCATGTCGAGCAAACTGAACAGCGCATTGAGTCGGGACTGTGTAGTGCGCGACGGTGCGAGTACCTTACGCCCGTTCACCTCCTTCTCGTATCCGCCACAGGACACCCATAACTTCTTTACCCCATCTCGATTCGACATGGTGGCTATCCGGTTGCCATGTAGTAATAGGTCGAGACTGCGGGTGGCTTGGTTGAACACGGACTGCGTGTTGCCCATCGTTTTGCTGTCGCCCCTGATGAACGCACCGACTATTTCTTTTTCTATCTTACGCATTGGTTTCTCCTAACAGGTCATACATACGGTCTAGCTGGTACTCGGTAACGTGCGGCTTGTTCTTGCCCAGACTGTGCTGCGCCAAGGTCACGAGTCTGCGTAGCTGATCCAACAGGTCATCGTGCTCGGCTTTGAGGAAGTAGATCTTGGCTTCGCAGTGAGCGCGTTCGTGAAGCACAAGGGCTTGCATATCTCCATCTGACATCGCTGTCTCCTTTCGTTGATGTGAAAGTTATAGGCTCCTATAACTTACGTGGTTGCTGGCCCGGTGTTGTGTAGAGAGTTCTGTGTAACACAAAATTCTCCTTCCCTGACCAACAAGACTATTATCGTCTATATAACGTGTTATGTCAAGGAATGTGGTTTGGTGGTGGGGCGTGGTAGGTAGTGTAATGTTACGTAATGTTACGTAATGTTACGTCGTATGGGCGGGCAAGTCCTTGATAAATAAGCAATGTTACATTATTACGTTTTTAGGGAAATTGAGAGGGTCAGCGCGAGAGTGTGTGGGAAAGGTAACATTAGTTCTGTGTAACGAGATTTTCTACAAGTAGGGGGTCAATAACTACCGGATATATATACTTTCTTAAAAACGTAACATTATAGATAAATATATAAATTTAGTCTTTTTTCTATAGTGCAATAATCCTAGCTAGTCTCAGATACCATTAGATACAACGAGGATAATGTTACGTTTTGCCTCTCAAAAACGTAACATTAGGGTAACATTACGCAACAAACGTAACATTAGGTCTGCCGAAAACGTAACATTGCAAAATGGGGAAGTTATAGGTTCCTATAACTTGTTATGCGTGGCGCGCAACGCTACGTCGGGGACTGGTATCGAGGGCGACGTGCGACGGGCGCAACGCAACGGCAGGAACTGGTATCAAAGGGAGCCGAAGCTCCCAGTGATATGGTTGGTTACTGTTTTTGTACAGCGGCCCGAAGTGCAGCCAGAAGATCCATTACCTCCTTAACCTTAACATCGGGTCTCTCCGACTTGGCTATCCGTGCCTCGCCTTTATCAACCAGCTCGATAAAATACTCGGAGTCGGTCTTTGTCTTCCGCGCAGTATCGCGTGGCTCGGCTTGTAACTTTTTCAGTGCCTTATATAGATCGCCGCATCGCGCACCGATCTTTTGCTGTGCCAGTTTGCGCTGGGCCTTTTGGGCGTCGTTCAACCCCGCCATCTCGGCGCGGGTATAGTCCAGCAGTTTTCGCTCGGTCGTGTTGAACGATGCGACTATCGCCTGCTTCACTTCCGTGAACATGTCCGGTGATTCGCACTCGGACGCCTTGAACGCGGTATAAGGTAGGCCGGTCTTCGATAGTTTGGCTACCAGTGAATCGCCCTTGTTGGCATTGTTGCCAATGGCCGTGATCAGTGCGCCCTGTTCGTTGCTGATATGTAGATATGACATAACGTTTTCTCTTTCTGTTGTGTTGAATCGGTATTGATTCAACTGGTACCCAGTGTACAGCATAACGTGTTATGCGCAAGTATTTGATGGTTTTTGGTGGTTTGTTATAGGATCCTATAACTTTCTAACACCACCCCACCCCTACCCCCCGCTTGACACAGCGGGACTCCTCACGTCCTATGTATTACTAATCTACTCAAACAATCTGTATTCCCAGCAATTTGCCCCCTTTTCTTGAGGCCGTTCCCTACTAATCCCCACACAGGAAACCCCCCACCCCAAAAATAAAAGTCCCAGCAAAAAATTTTTTGTTTGCCAAGGGACTGAAATGCCGGGTTTGAGGTACCCCCGTGCGTGCCGCGCAACCCATTGATTATATTGGGTTATTCGGGTTATTCGGGTTATTCGGGTTATTCAGACCCCCCGGGGTACCCGGCACGTAAATACTTGTATGTAACTTGTTTTGAGGGTTAGTGGTTTGGACTTTTAGTCTGTTTGTCTCCTGTGGTTTTTGGTGTATATTCGCGCCAACGACTTATAGTCTGCGTACAATTTATGACTCTATTTGTAGAACCTGAAATCGGTGTACCTCTTGCGGACGACGTGCCTAACGTCGATCTGAAGGAACGTGCTGAAGCGGCGTGCAATACGGCACTGAAACTATCCGAACACGGTTTAGACTTGGAACCCACTGGAGAAGATGAAGACACTGCTGCGAGGTTGGCTTTGGCGTACGCTGATGATCCTGAAAAAACTTCTAAAAAGGTTACTACGAAGAAGGCGGCGAAACTTACGCCTGCATCTATTGTACTTACGAACAATATCCTCCAAGAGTTCGGACACTCTGTTGCAGAAAGCGCAACCCAGATCCGATACCTAGTTACCAACAAGTTGCTGTTAGAGTCCGAGAACGACGACGCTCGTATACGGATTCGAGCTTTGGAACTTCTGGGTAAGATCTCAGACGTAGGACTTTTCGCGGAGAAGACAGAAGTCACTGTCACCCACCAGTCCACGGATGATCTACGTAACAAATTACGGGGTAAGTTGGAGAAGCTGGTCGAGCCGGTGCTGTCAGCAGATATAGAAGACGCTAACTACGAAGACATCGTGCTGGATGGTGAGACGTTGGATCTGGATGAAGAGCTTGGTTTGGCGGTAGAGGAGGTGGTTGAAGACGAAGGGGGCGAAGAGACCTACGATGGTTGAGGCCGTTCCCGACTTTACTGAGGAAGAAGTTCAGAACATGCTGGACAACCTCGATGCGTTCTCTGATGAGGAAGTCATTGAGATCAATCGCATTGTGGATGAGCTTGCCACACGTAAAGTAAACGCCGCTGCCTACGACGACCTCATAGATTTCTGCCGGATGATGATGCCGGACTTCATTGTGGGCAAACACCACCGGATTTTGGCGAATATGCTGATGGCGATTGAGTCAGGAGACAAGGATCGCATCTGTGTGAACATCCCACCACGCCACGGCAAGTCTCAACTCGTCTCTATCTTCTTCCCAGCGTGGTTTTTAGGGCGGAATCCGAACAAAAAGGTGATGATGGTGTCGCACACCACTGATCTGGCGGTAGATTTTGGTCGAAAAGTGCGAAATTTGATCTCTACAGACGCCTACCAGTCTGTTTTCTCCACGGTACAGCTTGCCAGCGACTCTAAATCGGCTGGTAGATGGAATACTAACGTAGGCGGCGAGTATTATGCGTGCGGTATTGGCTCCGCACTGGCCGGTCGTGGCGCAGATCTGCTGTTAGTGGACGACCCACACTCGGAACAGGACGTAATTAACGGCAATTTTGCTGTTTTTGAGAAGGCGTACGAGTGGTTTACCTTCGGTGCACGGACTCGTCTGATGCCGGGGGGCCGTGTCGCAATAATTCAGACCCGATGGCATATGGATGACCTGACGGGGCGTGTGACACGCGACATGGCGCAGAACGAGCGGGCGGATGAGTACGAGATCGTCGAATTCCCTGCCATACTGGAGATTGAGGACGAAGAGACGGAGGAGATCGTCGAGAAACCGCTGTGGCCTGAGTTCTTTGACCTAGATGCGCTGTTGCGGACTAAGGCATCCATGCCTACATTCCAGTGGAACGCGCAGTACCAGCAGACACCCACGGCGGAAGAGGCTGCGCTGGTCAAGCGGGAGTGGTGGCAGCTCTGGGAGCAGGAACGGCCTCCGAATTGTGAGTATATAATCATGTCACTGGACGCAGCGGCAGAGAAACACAACCGTGCCGACTTCACGGCGCTCACTACATGGGGTGTGTTCCTGTATGAAGAGACGGGAGCGTACAACATCATCCTGCTCAACAGCATCAAGCAGCGGATGGAGTTCCCAGAGCTAAAAGAGTTGGCGCTGGAGGAGTATAGTGAGTGGGAACCCGATGCGTTCATCGTGGAGAAGAAGTCATCGGGCACGGCGCTGTACCAAGAGATGAGGCGCATGGGACTGCCAGTATCAGAGTATACGCCCCACAGGGGATCAGGTGATAAGTTAGCACGTCTGAACTCAGTATCTGATATTGTGGCGTCTGGTTTGGTGTGGGTACCTCCCACACGGTGGGCGGAAGAGGTAGTTGAGGAGATTGCCGGATTTCCGTTTATGAGCCATGATGACTTGGTTGACTCCACGGTCATGGCTCTCATGCGTTTCAGGCAGGGTGGGTTTATACGCCTGCCGACAGATGAGCCTGAAGAACAAAGATACTTTAAGTCGCGGCGGGGCGGCTTTTACTAAAGGTTAGATTATGGCTATTGAAAAAGGTTTATACGCAGCACCTGAAGGCATTGATGATGAGCTAGAGATGGAAGGTGAAGATTCCGCTCTGGAGATTGAGATTGTAGACCCAGAGATGGTCACTATGAGTGACGGCAGTGTAGAGATCACACTCATACCGGACGCAAACGTTACAGATGTCATGTCGTTCGACGCCAACCTAGCAGAAGCGTTGGACGACGGGCAGCTTAACGAGTTAGCGGATGAGCTGGTTGGGTTGGTAGATGCCGACATCGACAGCCGCAAAGACTGGGCGGATACGTTCGTCAGGGGTCTGGATGTGCTGGGCTTCAAGTACGAAGAGCGTACCGATCCGTGGGAAGGCGCGTGTGGCGTATACTCCACAGTCCTCGCTGAAGCCGCTATCCGCTTCCAAGCCGAAACAATGTCCGAGACGTTCCCAGCCGCTGGCCCTGTACGGGTCAAGATCATCGGGGAAGAGAATAAGGACAAGGAAGAAGCGGCAAACCGCGTAAAAGCGGACATGAACTACGAACTCACCGAGCGCATGGTGGAGTACAGACCTGAGCACGAGCGCCTCCTGTACAGCCTTGGGCTTGCCGGTAGCGCGTTTAAGAAGGTCTATTTTGATCCGAACATGGGCCGACAGGTCGCTATCTATATCCCTGCTGAAGATGTGGTCGTGCCCTACGGTGCTTCACATGTAGAGAGTGCAGAACGTGTTACGCACATCATGCGTAAGACCAAGAATGAGTTAAAGAAATTACAGGCTGGTGGGTTCTACCGAGACGTAGATTTGGGCAGTCCGCAGCCATACCACACCGACATTGAGAAGCGTAAGGCTGAAGAAGGTGGGTACTCATTAACAGACGATGACCGCTACTCTCTATACGAAGTGCACGCAGACTTGGTTATCGAAGGTGTCGATGAAGATGACGATGAGATCGCCAAGCCGTACGTGGTAACGCTAGAGCGTGGTACAAATGAGATCCTAGCGATACGTCGAAACTGGAACCCCGATGACGAGTTGATGCTGAAGCGTCAGCACTTTGTGCACTACGTGTATGTGCCCGGATTTGGGTTCTATGGACTTGGTCTTATCCACATCATAGGGGGATACGCTAAGGCTGGAACGTCGCTGATACGGCAACTGGTGGATGCTGGCACGCTAGCTAACCTGCCGGGGGGTCTAAAAGCTCGTGGGTTACGTATTAAGGGCGATGACACGCCGATTGAGCCGGGAGAGTTCAAGGATGTAGACGTACCGTCAGGTAGCATCCGCGACAACATCATGCCGCTCCCATACAAGGAGCCGAGTCAGACACTGTTGGCCCTGCTGAATCAGATCACAAATGAAGGTCGTCGTCTGGGCGCTATCAGTGACATGAACATCTCGGACATGTCAGCTAACGCCCCTGTGGGTACTACGCTCGCCTTGTTGGAGCGTACGCTCAAGCCTATGGCTGCGGTACAGGCTCGTGTCCACTACGCCATGAAGCAGGAATTTAAGCTGCTCAAGGCGATCATGTCGGAACATGCGCCAGCAGAATATGCCTATGAGCCGATGCGGGGTGAAGTAACCGCTCGCGTGGCAGACTATATGGCAGTTGATGTCATTCCAGTCAGTGATCCGAACAGTTCTACAATGGCCCAGCGCGTTGTGCAGTACCAAGCGGTATTGCAGATGTCGCAGTCAGCACCACAGATCTACGACCTGCCACAGTTACACAGGCAGATGATCGAAGTATTAGGCGTTAAGAACGCCGACAAACTTGTCCCAACAGAGGACGACGCGAAACCGACTGATCCAGTCAGCGAGAACATGGACGCCTTGGTTGGTAAGCCTATGAAGGCATTTATCTACCAAGACCATGAAGCGCATATCGCAACGCACCAAGCGTTTATGCAAGACCCACAGATCATGCAGATGATCGGGCAAAACCCTCAAGCGAAGCCGATTATGGCAGCGTTACAGGCGCACATTGCAGAACACCTTGGCTTCAACTATCGCAAGCAGATGGAAGAGAAGCTGGGCGCACCGCTACCACCTCCGGGTGAAGAGCTACCTGAGCAGGTCGAGGTCAATCTGGCTCGTCTGGTCGCTGATGCAGGTAAACAACTTACACAGCAGCACCAGCAGCAAGCAGCGCAGCAACAAGCGCAGCAGAAGGCTCAAGACCCTGTGGTACAGATGCAGCAAGCAGAACTACAGATCAAGCAGCAAGAAGTGCAGCGTAAAGCGGCTAAAGACCAGCTAGACGCGCAGATGAAGCAGGCAGAGCTAGAGCTAAAGGCTCGTGACCAGATGCAAGATGCTCAGATAGATCAGGCTGAACTGGCCCTGAAGCAGCAAGAGTTGCAGATCGACGCGCAGAAAGCGGGCGCAAAACTTGCCGCAGACCGTAGGAAAGACAATACGAAGTTAGATCTTGATCTACTCAAGACAATGAAGGATTCCAACAACAATAGAGGCCAATAATGGCTACAACCGTCTTAGACGTGCTAAAGGAACGAATCGAGTCCGATAAGGACTCCGCACTACAATTTCTCAGTGGTGGAGGAGCTAAAGACTTCTCCATGTACAAGGAAACCACAGGTTTGATTCGAGGTCTCGAAACCTGCTTGGGCTATGTAGAAGACCTCTCGCGCAATTTGGAGTACGACGATGAGTGAAGCTGTTGACACAGTTGAAGCTACGGAAGAGCTGGAAGCACAATTACCTACGCCTGTGGGCTATCGGGTATTAGTTGCGCTACCACAGATCGAAGAAACCTTTGACGGCACTAACCTGCTCAAGACGGACACGATCAAGAATCAGGAACACATCATGTCAATTATTGGCCTTGTGGTGGATATGGGCGAACAAGCCTATAACGACCCCGAAAGGTTCACTACTGGCCCTTGGTGTAAACAAGGTGACTATGTGATGTTCCGTGCTAATTCAGGCACACGATTTAAGGTTAACGGGTTAGAGTATCGTTTGATGAACGACGACTCTATTGAAGCTGTTGTAGCTGACCCTAGTGGCGTATCACGAGCGTAAGGAAGAAAAATGCCGTTCCAAAAAGTTGAATACAGTTTTCCTGACGAAGAGAAAGATACCTCTATAGAGGTGGAGGGTTCTGGTGAAGTCGAAATTGATCTCTCTGGTAGGAAGAGTGCAGACGAGTATGCAGATACTCCTGCTGAACCTGAAGTCGAAGCTAAGTCAGAACCGGATGAGTTGGACATTGAGGTTGTGGATGATACGCCAAAGGCTGATCGTAACCGCAAGCCATCTGAACCACCGGCTGACGTTACTGATGATGAGCTTGAAGGGTACTCCGAGAAAGTCCGAAACCGAATCAAGCACTTCAGCAAAGGCTACCACGACGAACGTCGAGCCAAAGAATCTGCGCTTCGAGAGCGACAAGAGCTAGAATCTCTTGCCCAGAGGCTTGTTGACGAGAACAAGACGCTGAAAGGCAACGTCAACAAGAATCAGGAAGCCCTTCTTGAGCAAGCCAAGCGTAATGCTGCTATTGAAATGGAAAGCGCCAAACGCTCTTATAAGGTAGCATACGACGAAGGCAACGCTGATGCGTTACTGGAAGCACAAGAGAAGCTAACTACAGCGAAGCTAAAGTCAGATAAGCTGGATAACTTCCAGATACCGTCTTTACAGGATGAAGAAACTGCTGTACAAGACACTGAAACACCGGCTGTACAGGAGTACGTCCGCGATACAAAAGCCGAGGAATGGCGATCAGCTAATCCTTGGTTTGATGAAGACCCTGAAATGCAAAGCCTTGCATACGGGGTACATCATAAGTTAGTTAGAGATGGGGTTAGTCCCCAGAGTGACGAATACTACGAGCGCATTGACGCTCGTATGCGAGAGGTATTCCCCGATTATTTCGGAGAAGTCCCTTCAGAGGCACGAGAGGAACGAAAGCAACGGCCAAATGTGGTTGCACCCGCTACGCGGAGCACAGCACCTAAAAAGGTGACACTATCGCAGACACAGGTCGCACTTGCTAAGAGACTCGGAGTACCACTGGAAGAATACGCCAGACAGGTTGCATTAGAAATGAGGAACGGATAATGGCTGAAAACAGAATCAAGCGTGACAGCGAGACTCGTGAAACAAAGACTCGTACCAGATCGTGGCAGCGCCCAGAGGTA